GCGTCGCCGAGCGCGGCCCGATGGGGAAAGCGACGCTCATCACCGGCTTCGCCGAATTCGTGCGGACGTTCGGTGGTCCCATCCGCATCATAGCCGACAACACGGAACATTACCTGTACTACGCCGTGCGCCACTTCTTCGAGCACGGCGGCACCCGATGCTACGTCGTGCGCACGGCGCACTACAACGTCATCAGCGATGCGGACAGCGTGCAAGCGGCCGCCGCCGCGGCCACGTTCAACGCGAGCCAGATCGATGGCACCACGGGACTGCTCACCTCCGTCAGCAACGCACTGGGTGTCGCCGCCAACAGTCGTGGGAGGTGGGGCCAATCCCTGAAGGTGTATGTGACGCCCACGAGCAAGTTTCAGCTCACGCTCGCCGGACCGGACATAGCCGCTGGGGCGTACAGCAGCATCACACTGGTGGACAACGATGACGTCGTGCCGGGCACCGTGCTGCACCTGGTGCACGAGATCGCGGGCGTGGTGGCGAGCGTCACCCCGGGCGCCACTCCGACGTTCACCTTCACCGCCGACCCGCTGCTCCAGGGCGGTGCAGTGTCGACGGCGACCATTCCGGTCGGCGCAGTGGTATTCAAGCCGGACTTCTCGCTCGTGACCGCGTTGGGCGGGACCGCCGGTGTGAACCTCGCGACGACGAATCCCCCCACAATACAAGTACCGCTCGGCAGCGTCGAAGGACTCGCACCAGGCGACGCGATTCATTTTGTGGTCGCGCAGAATTTCGTGGAGGTCGCGGCGACGGAGAAGACGACCGTCACCGTCGGTACCGTGACTACTCCCGCGTTGCGCGCGATACTCGACACGGGGACGGCGACGACCGTCCCCCTGCTGGCGTTGCCGCGCGCCGCAACGCGCGTGTACGCACGAGACTTCTCGCTCAAGGTTGAGGTCGCGGGCGAGGTCGTGGAGACGCATTCCAATCTGTCGCTCAGCGCCAGACACCCCACGGACTACGTCAATGTCAGGCTAGGAGCGGAGCGCGCCGCCTCGCGGTACGTTGTCGCGAACGAAGTCTCGGCGACCGCGGCCGCCGCGCAGCTGCTCACCACCGCCGCGTCAGGACAGCTGACCGGCGCCGCCACCGCCGACGGACTCGCGAACCTGTCGATCACCGACTTCGAGGGAAGCGACGCTGCAAAGAACGGACTCCACGCACTCGATGGTGTTGATGACGCGAGCATTCTGGTCACCGCCTATTCGCGCGTGACGTCGACAGCTGTCCCGTCTCCCACTGACAATCAACTTGCGCTTGCGAAACTGGCGATTGCCTGGGTCGAGAAGCGCAAGGACATGATCTACATCATCGATCCACCCCAAACCTCAACGAACACCGCGGTCGATGAGGTCAGGACGTTCAAGTCAACGCTGAGCTCCACCTACGCGGCCCTGTACTTCCCCTGGATTCTGGCCACCGACCAGCTGACAGGCCAGAACGTGATGATGCCTCCCTCGGGTGCGATCGCCGGCATCTATGCGCGCAGCGATGGCAACCGTGGCGTGCACAAGGCGCCGGCGGGTATCGACGTCGGCATCCTCTCGTCGGCAACGGGAGTCGCACACCTCGTTACCCGCGGTGAGAACGACGTCATCTATCCACTGAACATCAACGCGATCCGCAATCTCACCGACGGCATCGTTGTGTGGGGATCGCGCACGATTGCCGCCGATCCGCTGTGGCTGCAGATCAACGTCCGCCGGCTGTTCATTTTCATCGAGCGCTCGATTCAGCTCGGCACGAACTGGGTGGTGTTCGAGCCGAACGACGCCAGCCTCTGGAAAACGATCGAGAGATCGGTGAAGGGATTTCTCCGCATCCAGTGGCGCGAGGGGAAGCTCGTCGGCGCCAAGGAAGAGGAAGCGTTCTTCGTGCGCTGCAACGAGGAGACCAATCCGCCCGAGGTCGTGGACTCGGGAATGGTCGTCACGGAGATCGGCGTCGCTCCATCACGCCCGGCGGAATTCGTGGTCTTCCGGATTTTCCAGTTTGCCGGCCGCGAAAGCTGAGACGGGGTAGAGACACCATAACACGACAGGACAGTCGCCATGGCCGAATATCTATCGCCCGCAGTCTTCATCGAGGAACCGCCCTCGGGAATAAGGCCGATTCAGGGAGTCGGCACCTCCGTCGCCGGGTTTGTCGGCCACGCGCGCAAAGGTCCGCTCGCGGTCGCTGAATCGCTCGACAGCTACGCGCAATTCGAGCGCACGTTCGGCGGGCCCATGGACAACGGCTACCTCGCCTTTGCCGTGAAGGCGTTCTTCGACGAAGGCGGCACGAGCTGTTACGTCGTTCGCACCTGTAGCTACGACACAGCGGTGTCCCCGCCGACGCCACGAGCGAGCACGGGCACCAGGAACTTTCAGAATACCACACCGGTCGACGCGATCACGGTGAACGCCTCGTCGCCCGGCTCGTGGGCCAACACGCTGACGATTCAGACGAAGCGCACTGGGCCGCTCACGGATCCACCGGGTCCGCTGGACTCGTTCCAGATCATCGTCGCCGACGCTGGGCAGCCGGTCGAGAAACTCGACCGCCTGGTCATGGATCCGATGTCGCGCGACTACGCACCTGCCAGAGTGGAGCGCATGTCCAGCCTGATCCGCGTAACGGATCTACTGGCGACTGCGGCCCCACCGTTTGGCAATCACAGGCCCGCCGATACCACCTCACCGCAGGCGCTCACTCCCGCGGTGGACGGGTTGCCGCCCGAGACGGGAATCACGCTCTTCACCGCCGACTACATCGGCGATGAGGCGTCGGGCATCGGCCTGCACGCACTCGACGCCACCGACGACGTCAACATCATCGCGATTCCCGAGTACCTCAATCGGGACGTGCACTTGCAGGGCATGGCGTACTGCGAGCAACGGAAGGACTGCTTCTATGTCGCTGACGTCGAGGAGCACGCGGTCTCGGCCACACGCGTGCTCGCTTACAAGCGGGCGCTGGGTATTTACTCCGGCGGCAACGCGTTCAACTCGAAATACGGCGCGCTCTACGCCCCGTGGATCGACATCATCGACCCCCGCAGCGGAACTCCGCATCGCATCCCGCCGAGCGGTGCGGTCATCGGTCGATACGCGCGCACGGATGGAACGAGGGGCGTGCACAAGGCGCCGGCTGGAATTACGGACGGGCGTCTCGCGACCGTGATCGGACTCGGGGCTGCTTTCAGTCAATCGGACCAGGAAAAGCTGAACCCCGCCGGCATAGACATCATCCGGACATTCTCGGGCGTCGGCAACGCGATCTGGGGTGCTCGCACCGTCAGCACCGATCCGGAATGGCGCTATCTGAACGTGCGGCGCCTGTTCCTGATGATCGAGCAGTCGATCGCGCGCAGCACGAACTGGGCAGTGTTCGAGCCGAACGACGACACGCTGCGCAAGTCGCTCGTTCGCAACATCTCCGCGTTTCTCCGACTGCAGTGGCTCGCGGGTGCGCTCGTCGGCGCGGCGGAGGAGGAAGCCTACTTCGTGAAATGCGATGATGAGAACAATCCGCCCGAGTCGATCCTGGCTGGACGCGTGATTACCGAGATCGGCATCGCCCCATCCAAGCCGGCGGAGTTCGTGATCTTCCGCATCGAGCAGTTCGAGGGCGGATCGGACGTCGCCGAATGAGCATGGGGTGCCCGCTCAACATCAAAGGAGGCCATGAATATGGCGCGTCGTAATGATGATCCGCTTGCCGGTTTCAACTTCCTGCTGGAGTCAGGCGGTGTGCTCCGCGCCGGGTTCTCCGAGATCACGGGTCTGAACTCCGAGAGCGATGTGATCGAGTATCGCACCGGCGGCGACGACCCGACGAACCGCAAGATCGCTGGAATGAGGAAGTTCGGGAACGTGACGCTCAAGAGCGGCCTCGCCGCCTCGCCCGACCAGGACCTCATGGCGTGGCGTCACGCCGTTGAAATCGGCGACATCCAGCGCCTGGAGGTGTCCATCATCGTCCAGGACGAGCAGAAGAACGAGCAGGTGCGCTACAACCTGCGCAATGCGTGGCCCTCGAAGTGGGTGGGGCCGGATCTCAAGGGTGGCGCAAGCGAGATGGCTATCGAACAGCTCGAAATCGCCCACGAAGGAGTGACCCTCGGATGATGAACTTGCAGACCGAATTCGAATTCAGGCTGCCGAAGGGCTACGTCGACAAGGACGGCAACCTGCACCGCGATGGCGTGATGCGGCT